CGCTAGTCCCCGCCAGATAGGTCGCAAGCCCCGTGTCTCCGTTGGCGGGCGTCGTGTTGCCCGTCCCCACTTGACAGGCGGTCAAGTAACCATCGGTGTCCCCGAGGTACTCCACCCCTTGGTCCGTGATCAGGTTCGGAAACCACCCGGTGTCCACGCGGGGGGGCTGCCCTTCTTTGCCGACCTTGAGGCGGTAGTAACCGCACACGCCAATCTGGACGGGTAATGTGATATTGCTCATGTCAGCTCCATGGGTATCATAGTCATTGTAATGCATACCTATACTGTGGCCAGCTCAAGGGCAGTCACCGTGGCCGAAACCCCGTAGGCTTCCGGGTCCATTTCGTTTTGTACGAGCCCTGTGACCAGCGCCAGGCTCGTGACGGTGGCTGAAACCCCGTAGGCTTCCGGTAGGCCGTCGTAGGTGACCAAAATAGTGACCATCTCTAACGCCGTGACCGTCGCGGCTGCGCCATAGGCTTCAGGCGCGCCATCGTCGTAGGTGATCAGCAGCGGTCGCAGCTCCACCCCGGAGATAGTCGCCGCCACCTCGTAGCCGTCGTCGGGCGGGTCGAACATTAGAAAACTGTTGACTACCGCGTCCACGCCGTACCCTTCGATCACTTCTACCGGGTAAATCTTCGACGTGCGCCGCTGCGTGATGTCGAGATTGATGATCCCGGTCGGGAGGTCAAGATCAACCTTAGCGTTACTCATTGCGGAGTATCGCGAGTTGGACCCGGCCCGACCGCCGCACGATGGCAGCGAAAAGATACTCGGACGTGGCCGCAATGGCCCGTACCGTGATCGCCGGGGAATAAGTGATCGGACTCCACGCAACCACGCCGGTCGCCGCGCTCAGCGCGAACGCGCGTAGCTCCTGTTTCGCGGTCAGCGCAAACACCCGAGGCGTCCGGTCGTTGCGGACAGGGGGCCTGAATGCCAGGTCCACCACGTCTTGGGTCAAATGGGACGATAGCTCGGACAGGTTCGACGTGCTGAACCCCTGCCGGCTGAAGTCGAAGATCACGGACAGCACCTGCGAGCGCGCCCGGTTGACGAAGACCACCGTGCTCTCAACGTTGACAGGCGTTACCGCAGCACCCCCGTTGTTGCCGATCCTGAAGAATCGCAGCTGCGTCGGGGTCAGGGTTTCGTCAGACGTGCCCAGGGAATACTCCCCAAGCCCTGAGCCGAAGTACAGGCGGTCACCGCCGGTCAGCCAGACGAACTCGTCCGCACCTTCCGCGAACAGCTCCGCGTTGATCGGGCTATCGTCAGCCACTGCCGACGGAACAATCGTGAAGGGGTCGTTGGATCGGGACAGCCACACGCCCGTGGGCTTGGTGGCCGTGGTCGCAAGCACCAGTCGGGACTGGTAGAACCCGCACAGCGCCGGGTTGCCGCCAAACGGGTCAGCCTTGGACACAGCCACGCGGTCGGCTACCTCCAAGCCAGAATACGTTTCCTCGGTCGTGAACGTATCGAACACGTTCCCGTCGTCGTCCGTGGTCGTGCCCGTAGCGCTCACGGTGTAGAACTGGTTGCGGAACTTCACACGGTCGCCCGCCGTGAGCTGCCCGACAAAAAGCGCCTCCTCGCTGCCCGTCCACAAGGTTCCGGCAGGCGTGGGTGTGGCCAAGCCAAACAGCTCCTGAAACCACGACACCGGCTCGACGTTAAACACCGCGTCGTCCGTGTCCAGACTGGTCGGGAACACTCGCAGTGGTGGGAACGCGGGGTGCGTAATGAAGGCGGCAGGGCCTGCGACCGCGAACCCAACCTCGTAGAGCGTGCGCTCCGTGGTCAGTGTCGGGGGCGAGACATACTGGATGCCAGCGGTAACGACCGTCGAAATGTCGGCAGGGCTCTCGGTATCCAGCAACGTGATACTGACCCGGCGGGCCTGCACGACAAGCACCTCGAATCCCGAGGCCGTGACGTAGGCGCCGATATGAATAATGACCTGCGTGTCGCGGAACACATAGCCCAGCAAGGTCTGCCGGCTCGGGCGTAGCTGCGCCTGTCCGTCGTCCAGCTCGATCCAAGACGGAAGATCGCCCACAGCCGCGAAGCCATAGCGAGTCTCAATGCCGCCCACCGTGTCCGGCAGCCAGTTGTCCAGCTCTTTCGCCCCGGCTGCGTAGAATTCCGCGTCCTGGCGACCCTGCAACTTCGGGTCAATCTCGCCGCGACCCCAGGTGGTCTGCTGGGTGTACCGGCTCATCCTACGGCCAGCGGGTTGTTGCTAGACCTCAGATAGACCTGCATCAAGGCAAATACCTCGACGGGGGTCTGTTGTGCGTCCAACGACATCGCGCGTACCCGGCCCTGATCCGCAACAGACAGCCATAAATTGGCCCGCGAGGATGAGTCAGTTACCGAGATTGCCATCTTGCCCGCCAGATAATCCACCACAATCTCGCGGAAGTATCCAGGCCAGGCGCTGATCGGCGCGTCGTAGACATATAAAAGCACGGGGGCTTTGTCGTTGGTCCAAAGCCTGTCGCGCATCACACGGAACCGCTCGCACGTCTCCAATCCCAGTAGCCGGATACGATCCGACGGGAGCTGGTAAACGTATGAGTAGTCCGCATACTCGTTAAACTCGCCGTCAGCCAAGCTGATTCTGGCAAGCTCTACTTTCTTCAAAGCCCAAAACCATGGGGTCTGCGCGAGCAGATTGTCCTTGGTGGTTTTGAACAGCGCCGAGGCAGCGGTCGCCTGCGCCCCGGCGTCATCCAACGATGCAATGGGAGAAGCCCCCAGTTTAATGAGGGCTTCGTTGACCACGGCTAGGCTCGTGGTCATGCCGGATTAAGCCGGCGACGGCTGAAGGACCAGAGCGACAGTTACGTCGTTGGCGTCATTCACCGTGACGTTACCAAACTGGCCATTCTCGACATCGAAGATCAAATCCCCGACGTTGAGCGAAGGGCCGAAAACGTCAAACAGGCCGTCGGTTGTGATGGTGTCAGCAGCTGAGTTCGTATAGAACCACAGCTGGTGACCGTTACTTCCTGTGCCGGTATAGGCCATCAGGCTCATTTCTGCGGATGTAAATGCCATGAGATGTTCTCCTGATCAGGCGTTGAGTTCTTCGACACCATCGGCGTCGATGATGACAGCACCCATGGACATCCACGAGTCAACCAGCCACGCTTTCTTCTGCGCGATCCAGTCCACCGAGGACTTGATGTCCGAGTTGATGCCGTGGCCCACCGCGTCGGAGTGGAAGAAAAAGCCCTTCACGCCCGCTGGCAAGCCCGTGTGCATCATCCAGTTAAAACCCATCCAGAACACCGGCGTTTGGCCCGAGGTCAGCAAGAGTTGGTTGGTGAATTCCGAGCTGGTCGCCCCCGTAATACCGAGCAGTTCTTCCAGCTCAGTCGGGCCGATCACCGCATAACGACGGCGGTCCAACGGAACATCGCGCTCGTTGAGGCGCTTGGACGCCCGCTTGACAACATCCAGGGAAAGGGTGGTGTCACCGCCCGTGTTGACCGCCGCTGCTGACGTGGTATTCGTGGCGGCGTTCATCGCCGTCAGAATAATCTCATCAGTAGTGCGGCCCAGGGCCGAGGCCGAAGCCCGGGCGTATTCCGAGCGGATCGTCCAGTTGACCTTGGCCTGATCCAGATCATCGATGTACTCCGGCGCGTAGTAATCTGCCATGTCGGCAAACGCGCGGGAGTGTTCGAGACCCATCGGGGTAACGTCGGCATGACGCGCCTTGGTCGTGGCGGCGCCCTTACCGAGCTTCGGGAAGTAGATGCGCTTGGCCCCAACTTCAGAGCGGGTCCGAACGGTCCCGCGCAGGAGGGAGCCCATACGCTGATACGCCGCTTTTACTTCGGCGTCATACTGCTCAACAAAAGCAGTGGTAACTGTTGCACTCATTGTCGTTTCCTCCGACAGAAATGTAAATACGTTCTACACTTGTACCGGAGTTGTCCCGAATGAGGCTCCTGTGCATACTCTAAGCGAACTTGCGGGGGCGTGTCAACCCCCGCGCCGGTTCACATGCTGCTCAACCTGCTTACGGTAGGCGTCGCCTTTAGGACCTGGGTCCCAATACTGGTCGTCGTTGATCATTGCATCAATCTCGGTCTTGTCCTTCTGTTGCTGTGGCGCGTCGCCGCGCGGCATACCCGCCTTGGCCTGCATCATGGCCCACAGCGCCTGAACGCCAGAGGAGGACCGCTTCAAGTGTGCCATCACATCGTCAGGCAGGTTGGCGTTGCCCCACTGCTTGAGTTGCGCCAAGCGGTTCGACAGCTCGGTGCTTTCCTTGACGCCGGTGTCACCCAGCTTGATATCCCATGCGTTGGCCAACTTGGTCAGCTCCAGCTCACCTTGTTGCTCGGCAAGCATCGGCACGACGTTGGACCAGAAGTGCTCGGTCAGCTGTTGGGCTTGGTCGTTGTTCAGGCCCAGGTCACGGAACAGGGTCTCGTCGGCCTCGCTCAGCAGGGTCTCGCCCTCGCCCAACTCCATGCCTTCGGGGGCCTTTACTTCATACTTCTCGGGGGCCTGCGTCTTCCCCTGGTGTAGCTTCTTCTCCAGCTCGGAGTAAGATTTCGCCAAACCTTCTACATTCACACCGGCGTCGTCCTTCCAGAACTTGTCAGGCAGACCCTCGGGGCGTCCAGTAGGGCGCTCGGCTTTTACTCCGATAGCGTCCAGCAGTTCTTGGCGCTTCTCGGGAGCGTGGAATTCAGACGGCACCCAGTCCGGGTACGCTTTGTCAGATGGCGGGGGACCCGCGTCAAAGTCAGGGGCTGCGTCTTCAACGGGGGCTTGCTCTCCCTGCGGGTTATCGTCAGAGACGGCCAGCAGGTCGCTTTCGTCACTCATCTACACTTCCTCCAAGTTTCAATAACAGTCGGGCCATGTACCGCTGGCCCTCGCGAAATGTAAGTTCGTCAAGCG